TAAATGGCCACATACTAACTATTGCCCAGGCAGGGCCGGTTGCAGAACCGAGAAGGCCAGCTCTGCTGCCTATGGGGCCCTGTGACGCGACGTTCGCTCAAGAGCGCAACTAGTCGGAAATCCCTACGAGTTGCTCTGTCTGATTTCAGTACGGCACAATGCCGCATGTGCGGAGTGTGCAAAAACTGTCACTTTTCGCCAGTTTTGTTTGGCTTGTGTATCAAAAGTGACACACAACGCTAATGCTCCAGGAGTTCCTCTGGGATCATCCGGCGAATCTCCTCCGCTAGTTCCCGCTGCTCTGCCGTTGGGCTGCCATGCTTGAGCAGCGAGCGGCAATGCTGGTCAATCTCCCAGAGCGTTGACAGAGCCTCGCCGCCCAGCCTCGCGGCATCGTACTCGCTCTGTTCGTCGGGCAATCGGTAGCGGAGCGTGACGGTCGGCATGGCTCAGATTCTACCGCCCTGTCCATCGGGCGCAATGCTGTTTTGCGGCCTGTTTGCTGGCCGTTACGGAACCTATGCTGTGCAACGTCTCTGGCATAGGTTCCGTAACAGGCGTGGCCGGTTGTTTGGCCGGTATCGCAAACTGCGATTGCCGTACTCTGGTGCAAGAGCGTCAGTGCGGGCAACTCGGACACGGCGTAACGGCCCGCACCGTCTGCAAACCGGCCGCGTCTAGGCTGGCGTCAAAAGACCACGCCTGCCCAGAAACCTGAGTCACGTTTGAATTCTGCAATCCATCATCGCTCCATCGCCAAAACATCACGCCGGGAAGATTCGGCAATGCCGCCGACATTGCGGCGACCATTTCATCTGTCGCCAACGTGCAGAGAGCCCGGTGGGATGCAGGTCGCTGGCCGTCGCCAGACAGTTCAATCCGGAAGTGCGGCCCTGTGCATGACGGGTCCGGCTCAACGCTAGCCGCGAGCGACTCGGCCGCCTGCAAGGCGGATGCAGGAACGACAATCGCTACCCTGAACGACCAAGTCACGCGATCCCCCATTTCGATACAAGGTAGTTTGTGATCGTCGCGCGGTCTGCGTCCGAAACAGCCGCCGCGTAAAGCAAAACCTCGCACACAACTCCAGGGTAGTAGAACGCCGCAGCAGATTCATTGCCGTTGCCGCCAATGCTTGCGAAACTTCCCCAAGAGACGGCGCTGCCGGTTTTTGTAGTCGCCAGCGTGTCCTTAAACCAGAATCGCCAGTCGGCAGAGCGGGACATAACAACCCCAACGTGCGTCGATGTAAATGGCGGGTCGTATGAAAAACTGAATCGCGTGTCCCTGCCGAATGAGGAATAGTGATCAAAACCTCCGCACGGATAATGGTCGGCATCAACAGTGTCTCCGAACTTCGCCAGCGGGTGGCCGATGCAGGCGTCCTCCCCAAGATCGCCGCGACAAACGTAGAACGCCGTGCCAGCGGCACTTCCTGCGAGCGGATTCGCCGCAAACTTCAAACACTGCAACGAATCATTGTCGAACGAAAGAGACGCCTTGCCGTTGGTGGAGGCTGTGGCGAGTGTGGGTTTGAGCGAAGTTGAGCCTGACTGCGTGGCGTGATTTCCCGTGCCGCTCTTGTCCTGCCAGTAACCAACTGGATCGTCGCCTCCAACCGCCCCCGTGCCGTTGGAGTTCTGAAACAGTGTGGCGAGGTCGCTGGCGTCGTACCAGCCCACAAGACCCGCAACGGAGGACGGCGAGAAGGGAGGCGCAGAAGCCTGCCGTCGGGCGAGTGGGCGCAACAGTCGCGGATTCATCGGCATCGAACGGCTCTCTCTAAGGTGAAGAGCGTCACACCACCGGATCGGGCGGGAGCAATGCCACCGCCTCCGACCAGGGCAGCACTTCAACCGCCTGCCCCAGCACGGCCTTATCCGCTGCGGCCCACATTGCCTCCAGCAATCCGCCCGGCCCGATCTCTGTGAGAACGTCCGCGTACAGCATGAGCCGCCCATCGGTCAGCGTGCGAGGAAAGGGCACGCAGTTGGGCGAGCCGTATTGCGCGTGCAGTTCCGCGAGCCTGCCAGCCAGCGCGGGCGTGAAGACGAGGGCCAGCCCGCGAGCGTCGGCAAGGCTGATCGGGAGCGTCAGTTCAGAAAGCGTCATACGTTGCGTCCCAGCGCCGCCATGAATGTGTTCATCGCATTGGTGTATCGGGTGACTTCAGTGGCGTTCAGAGATCGCCCAATCGAATACGACCCAAGCGCACCAGAGAAATAAAGCGTCGGGCTGTATGAGCCAGCCGTCGGCGGCGTGCCCGTTACAAGATTGCGGGCGAACACGGTGAAAGGAATGCTCGTTGCGACGGGCGTGATAGAGGAGGTTAGTTCGCTGCCTGCTACGCCATTGTGATAGGTAAACATCGACGATGCCGACGAACGGCTGCCGACCTGCAATGCCGGATACGTTGGAGACGACGGGCCAGCCTGCCCGGTTTCGCGCCCAAACGTGAAATTGTTTGGCACCATCTCGTACCGATGCCGATCCGCCGCAGTGGTCGAATGAAACGAATAACTGGAAATCATGGCGTTGTTATTCGGCGTCGTCCGAACATACACAGACAAATGCCCGTCTGTTTCGATGCCTGCGGGCAGTTGATCCAGCCTGAGGCCGGTCTGTAGGTATTTACTGCTCCCGTTGCCGGTGAGTCCCGTCGCCAGCGTGTAGTCGCCACTGACAAACGGCCCGGCGGATACATTTGCGTCCGTCGTAAGTCCGTACTGCGCTCCGCTCAGGCTCGCGCCCCGAAACAGCGGCACCAGCACGGCCGACAGGTTGTCGCCCGCAAAAACATTCAAACGCAGAAAGCGACTGCGTATACCGGCGCTGTCGATTGCTCGGCACAGGTCGGAAACGGCCTTCAGTGTCGCGGCCGAGACTGTGCCGCCGTTATCGACGACGCGAGTACGCCACGACGCAGCCTCCGGGTGGAGGCCAGATGAGCGGGGGCGAAGCAGTCTCGGGCTCATCGGGGACATAGGTGCGCTCTTGTGGTGAGAGAGAGACTAGCCCTTCAGCGTGACAGTCATGGCGCAGGTTGTGGCGCCGACGATCACCGGGGCGATGTAGGGGAAGCCAAAGCAGGCATCCGGAATCGGGTGGGCTCCATCGGTTACGGCCGTGGTCACAGCAGAGCCGTCTGATCGAATCTGGAGCGGGGTGCTTTCCGGACCAATGGAGGCATGCCAGTTGATCTGCGTGGCACTGTTGGTGGCGCCGATCAAAACACCGCCGCCGGCCCAGCGGTCAAACGGAAACCTGGGTGTGAGGGTGTTTGCAGAGGAGCCGGCCGTGATCACGGCGGTGGTGGAAAAGCGTTCAATACTGGCGGTCATACGTTTCTTCCTTTCGGTCGGTAGGCGTGTTTCTCAATGATTCGTTCGCGGACCTCGCCGGCCTTTGCACCGGGGCGCCGCTTCATCTCCGTCGCCACCTCGCGGCGGAGGATCTTTTCGTTCATCAGCTTGCGTTTCGGGGGATCCACAGAGCCAGGGTCATATTGTACTGAACCTTTGACCACCAGTCTACGCTTCTGGGCTACACGCAGGACATCGTCCGACGAGGACACCCAGGCTTCTGGATCCCTCCACGCACGCTTGTCCGCGATGCCGCCGCAGTAGTATTTGCCCGATATGTTTATCCCGGCCGCCTTGGCCTCTTTGACCATCCACTGAGCCGAGAGCTTCGGCATGCTATCCAGTTGCTGGTTGTTGTAGCGGCCTTCCATGAATGCCCTGTCCGTACCCCTTGTTCCGGGGGCGATCTGGAGGGCGCACATTTCCGCCCAACGCTCTCCATGGGGGAGAGCCTTCTTGTACGTCTCAACGGCCTCGTGGCCGGCGTCTCGGATCTGGCGAGGGATATCCATGTTATTGCGGCGGGGGTGCTTGCTCCTGCGGAGGCTCTTCTGGAGGCTGGCCCTCTTGGCCAGGAGGCCCGCCCGGGGGTTGCTGTGGCGGCGGAGGCGGGGGCGGAACCATGTAGCGAGTGACATCCACTTGCATGGCCTTGCCCCAATCCTCCAAGAGGGCATTGAACAGTTCCGGCCTGCCGGCCTGGAGCAAGCCCTGCGAGATCGGAGCCAAAATCTGCATGGCCTGCGTGATGTTCTCAATGCGGGTTGCGATGTTCGGCTTGCGAGCGCTGCCAGCCTCAACGCGGTAGTCGTACTCTCTGACAATCGCATCCGGAGACTCGCCCTGGACATGCATCCGCCACGCTTGCGCAGCCATCGGTCCCAAGACCGGCGCAACATCTTGCGGATAGATCAACCACCGCGCAAGCAATGCTTCCTTGCGGGCGACCTCGGACAATGCGTCTTCCAGAATATTTGCATAATCGTCCGGGCGCACACTGATCTGTTCAGCCTTCACCTGCGCTTCTGCAGCCGACCGGAACTGATTTCTGGTCATGCCGTACAACAGTTCAGTAAGGCCCACGCGCCGGTCGAAGAGGGCCGTCACCTCGGCAATGATGTTGTACATGTCCTGGGTGACACCAGGAACTTGGAACACGCTGATGACATCGTTCACGCTCCGGCCAACGGCTTCGGAGATTTCAATGATGTTGAATCCCTTCTCGCCCTTGTCCAGGATCTTCGCCTTCAGGTCTGGGTCCGCGCTCTTTGCCACGCCGATCAGCGTTTGCGAAGACACTGCAATCCTGGTGGCAAGGAAGGACATCGCCCAATTGATGAACCGCAATTCCCCAATACCAGGGCGAATCAGCGAGATCGGCCAAGAGTAGCCCGGCTTGCCGTGCCACGCGAGCAACGTAAACGGCCAGCCCGCCGGTTCCGCCCAAAATGGAATGGGCCACTGGGCCCGCATGAACATCTCCTGCGGGATGCCAGTCTCGTCTACTTCTTCTTGGAGAAGGGCAGGGGGGAGGTTCAATGGGAAGTCCACGCCCTCTGCGACAACGATGTAGCAGTTCACGCCAAGCGCATCGAACTTGCCCCTGAGATCCTTGTCGGCGTCCTTTAGCCGATCACCAAACCCAGTCTTGGAATAAATCTCCCAGTAGCAGATCAGGTCGTTGGTCTTGCCGTTCTTCTTGCGGAACTCATACCCGCGTTCATTTTCATCTGCGCGGGACGAGTAGGATTCGATGTGGCCCTTCAGATCCTCGCGGGTCAGGCCGAACTTCGCAGCCACTTCGTCCACCGGCTGGACACGTTTGCGCGCAGCCCAGCGGATGTCCTCAAACTCGTCGGCGTCCGGATCCCACACCAGATTGTCTACGGAGTCATAGAAGGAGCCGGCCATCTTCACCGAAGACCCCGGCGGCTGGTACAGCTCATGCCACCACACGCCAGCGCCTTTGATGAACGCCTCTTCCACCACCTTGCGGGAATGCTTCTTCAGATCCAGTTCGTTGGGTGTGTAGTTCAGGTAGTCTTCCAAGAGCTTGGCAATAATGCCACGCCGCTCTTGAGCGAACATCTGCTGCTGCATGCCCTGCTGGTACTGCTGCATCCCGGGATCGGGCATCATCACCGGCTGGCCGTCCGGCCCCATCACAGGGCCGTCAGGCCCCATCTGGGGAACCGGCGGCTGTGGAAAAATACCAAGCAAATGCGGCGGGACAACAGGGTACTGCTTGGCGTTCACCGCCCGGGTGGGGTTGCGGTGGTGGATGACCGAACTGAACAGACGCACGGCTTCCCACACCCGGTTGACGCAAATGCGCATCGCCGGCGCATCGATGCCCTTGTTGTAGGACCGGCTGGTTTCCGGACCCCACATCGCCTCCGGGTCAGAGGCATAGAACCCCATGGCCTCCTTGGCGTCATCCGCAAAAGGCTTTTTGTGTTTTTCGCCCTGTTTCACGCACTCCAGCCAGCGTTTGGCAATTGGAGCGAGTGGGTTTTGTTCGGCCATGAAGTCCTCTTAGGTAAATGCCCTACTTGGCCTTCTTGGCCTCCAGGGCTTCCAGGCGCTTCTCCGCCAGGGCCAACTTCTCCTGGAGGGCGATCAGCTTGCTGGGCCGGGGTGCCCAGAAGCCGTACTCCTTCCAGGCAGGGAACTCGTTGACACCGGGATCGTCTACATGGTGGACCGAAAACCGCTCCACGCCGCCGTAGCTGGGGGTAATGACCCACAGCGTCAGGGTGCGGCTGGAGATTTCGGTGACGAGGGCCAGTGACGGCGGGGCGCCCTCATGGCGGTAGTAGAAGACTTTGTCGCCCAGTTCGGCGGTCGGCATCTGGAAAGCGCTCATCGTAATGCTCCTTTGGGGGCAAGGTAGGTAACTCCGTCATCGTCTTTGCGCAGGCGCTTTTCACGCTCTGCCAAGTACTTCACCCACCATGGCTCCGGGCCAGGGCGGCGAGGTGGTTTGTGGTATCGGGGCTCATGGGCCGCAAGGTATTCCAACGTCTGCACGGCATGGACCTCACCCCGCGTCTGCGGTTCGTCGGTCACGTAGACCTGTCCGTTTACGGTGGTGGTTTTCTTGCGGTAGCGTTTTATTTCTCTGAGGAGGTTGGGGCAGGCTCCGTCCAAAATCTTCAGCTTAGTTGTCCCGTCGCCCCGCACATGCAGCATCTGGCGTACCAATGCCGTTCTGGCGGGGATGTCGTCGGACCCTGGGATGAAGCTGCTGCCGCCGATGGAGAACCTGTAGCCACGCTTCTTCAGTTCCTCCGAATACAGCTCATGGGGCAATCGTCCCGATCCGAGATCGCGGAGCGTGCCGCCGTGCATGTCCATGATCGCGGCGTAGATCGATTGCTCCTGTACCTTCCCGTAGAACCGCTCGCCCCAAATCATGGCGTTGCACTGCCGGAGATACAGTTCGTCGTAGATGAGAATAAACCGTTCGTCCGGCGGAACTGCTGCGAACAGTGTCGCCATGACTACGTGGCCGGGGTCAATCGCGGCGTAGCGGGTCCAGTCTGCAGGCACCTGACCGTCCGGCAATTCCTCCCGGCGCAGGATGTGAACTGCGGGATTGAACGTCGGGTACATGAGCGTGGATTCGGTGGTGAACTCACCCTCCGCACGCATCTTCAATTCCTCTTGCCCCAAGGCAGACCAGCGTTCGATGTTCTTCCGTTTCTCTTCGTCATCAATGAACTGGTTGTCCAGGAACCGGAACGTGAACTTTTGGATGAGGGGCTTGGGGTTGTTTGTTTCAATCTCCTTGTCGGCACGTTCGCACAATCCCAGAAGTGCATCATTCCGCGAATGTGGCATGGCCGCCCACACAAATCGGCCTTTGCGATCCGCGAGGCGAGCCTGACATTCGCCCACCCACCGCTCGTTGTTTAAGTCTTCGTCCAGCCAAATAAGATCGGCCTGATAGCCTTGCGGGGGCTCTCCCTCTGACGAGAAGCACCAGATCGTCCAGCCGTTCGTCAGCTCCACTTTGTTTAAATAGCCGGCGTTCTTCAGCACCCAAGACATGTCTTTGATGAGCCTGGGCGGGATGAGGGGCGGCGCAGGCTTGGACTTCGACTTGTCATCGCCCTGCCTGATGCTCCTCCACTCGCCTGTCTCCTCGTCTTTGATGATCCGGAACGCGCCGGCCTTAAAGAGGATCGGGTAGATCACAAGACCGATGTGGGGCCAGTTCCGGCCGACTATCGCAATGTTCCCGCCTTCCAGCGGATACTTGCCGTAGGGGTCTTGGCCGGTCGCTGCGCGGGCCGCCTCCACCGCCACAGCCAATGACTTGCCGCCACGGTTACCACCCAAGACGATCCGTTCACTGACCATCGACTTGTGGAACTCTTCTTGGTGGGGCATGGGTCTGTACAGGCGGAGGGCCTCCAGCCGGCGGGAGGCCAGTTCGGCCTGCACCTCCCGCATCTGCTGGATCTGGTGTTGCGTGACTACGGGCGCGTCAGGCTGTGGAATCGGGGCGCTGAGCTTGGGATGCTTTTTCATTGCGCTGGCACATCGTTAGGTGATGCCACTCCGCGCACCAGTGACTTTTGTCCGTCAGCGGATTCTCCCACTTGCCGTTCCGCGACTGCGGCGGGAATCTCCGGCATTCCCCCACCAACGCCTCCGGCTTGTAGGTTGTCCACCACCGGCATATCTCGCACGTTTGCATGATCTTCCAGCCTTGCGGGCTGTCCGTTGACTTTGATACTCATGGCGGCGGCGAGAACGTCCCGCCGGTACTGCGCTTCCAGCTCTTCTTCAGTCATCAACTCCAGCGGCTTCTTGGCTCCGCCCATGGCGGTGTTGGCGGTGATGAGTTTGAGGATGGAGTCCAGTTGCTTGGTTCGGAACGCACCCCCGGCCGGGGCGTCGTAGTACTGCTTCATAAACGCGGTGATGAAGCCTTCGACACCGCCGAAGTATTTCATCGCCACTTCCAGCAGTTCCGCTGAGTGGGGGATGTTCGTCCCGCCAACCCGCGACACGGCGATGAACGTGTCTACTGCCCCGCGTTCGATCTCCGCCAACTTCTTCTGCGAGCGGATGACGCGGCCGTCCTTCTGCTTTTTGTTGCGGCACTTCCTGCACCGCGAATGAAACTCTCCCTTACTAACGTGCCAGTACTGCTTGGTGAGCGGGTAGGACTTCCCGCAGTGCGTGCAAGACTTAGCTTCCGCCACGGACGGTGAACTTTGGCTTCAGGTCAACGAGCGACACCGTGTGGTCGTAGTTCGCTTCCCAGCAGTCCTTCAACTTCTTGGAGATGTGCTTGGCTTCGATGAACTGCGGCTTGCCGACACACTTCGGCTTCCAATGCCCAGCCCAGGCGTCCCAATTGCAGAACACTGGGTTGTACCCCAGCTTTTCCGTGCCGGCGAGCGACAAGTCGCGGGTCATAGTGACATCTTCGGTCGATGCCTTCTCCGCCTGATACTTGTTGGGGAATTCGTAATAGAACCACGGCTTGTCTTCTTCCGTCTTCGGCTCCGTGACCTCAAAGGCCCGCATGTCGTACATGATCAGGCC